TAATTCATCCATGCAAAGTCATCAACAATTCCAAGTGCGAATCCTAGATCTTTTGCTCTACGATGATTTGTAAGAGTAAGATCTAGATTTTCTAGTTTTTCATTATTTAGTTGACGTGCACGCAAAACAAATTCTGCAGGAGTAACATTCCAAAGTTCAATTTTACGTTTAATAAGTTCATCACGAATAGCTTCAACTCCTAGATAAGGTCTATTAGTTTTAGCAGATTTAATCATTGGCTTTTTAGGATCACGATTAAATTCTTCTACAAGTGGTTGAATGTAATTATTTGCGACCATTTTAGGGTCAGATTTATATTGAATTGGAATATTTGAATTAGCTCTTTTAAATTCGGCAATAGCTTCAGCTTCATCTTTACAAGGTTTTACCATAACCATAACTTGGAAATCTTCCATTTCAGGGTTATTAGCAAATGCTTGTGCAATTACAGCTTTACGATGTTGCCCATCATAAATTTCTCTTCGTTTAGAAATATCTTCATTATTAAATTCAAATACTCTATAAAGATCTTTATCAAGTTGTTTAGGATTTTTTACTGCTTGTGCAATTCGTTGAACTTGTTGTTCATTCAAAATTCGTTGCCCATTCCATGTAGGAGTAGCAGCAAGTCTTGATGCCATCATAAATTGTAGGTAGCAACCATCTTCAGCAGTAAAAGCCATTCTAATTTTTATTACTAGAGTAAAAACTTAAACAATCCGTTTTTAACCATATGGATAATAACGATTATTACGTTTTAGTGGGCATATAGGAATTTTTCCCATATTATAATTATTTCTAGTAGATCCTAGTTTTTCCCAAACATATTCTTTTTTTAATTCAAGAAATTCAGGAATAGTTTTTGCAAAGATTCTTGCAAGTATAGTTAAAGCTTGTTCATGAGTTAGACGTTTAATTTTTTGACCATCTTCATCTTTATCATGCCCTAGTTTAATAACTACTAGTCTTGCATATGGAGATGGCCATTTATAATGATTATATAATTGACGCAATTCTTTAGGATCCATTTTTTAGTTAATAATGTGTTTAAAAAGATTTCCGTTTTATATGCTGAAAATATAAATGGGTAATTTATGTTGTCAAGATATGGCAATTGGCTTAGTTATTTTTAATCCTGCAAAATCAATTAAAATAATAGAAAATTATTATGAAATGATTAAACAATTTGAAAAATTTAATTTACCATTTTTTACCTTAGAATTAGTTTATGATGGTAAACCACAAATTTGTGAAGCTTATCATATTTATGGAAAATCTATAATGTTTCACAAGGAAAATCTTTGTAGAATTTTAGAAACTAAAATACCACGAAAATTTAAAAAAATTGCATTTTTAGATGCTGATGTTTTATTTGATGATTCAGATTGGTATTTAAAAACTTCAATAGCTTTAGATTATTATAATATTGTTCAACCATTTGAAAAATGTTATTGGTTAGATTCAGAAAAAAGAATTATATTAGAACGTCAAACGGTTTTAAAAATGACTAGTAAAAAATGGGATTATAATTATCATCCTGGTTTTGGATGGGCTTTTCAAAGAGAATGGTATAATAAAATAGGATTTTTTGATTATGCAGTTACAGGTTCAGGTGATACATTATCAGCAATAAAATGGTTAGATAAAGAAGTCCCTAAAAATTATACATCATTACCACATCCATTAAAAAATGAATTTAGTAAATTTTGTTTAGAAAAACCTACAATTTCTTTTATACCAGGTATTGTTCGTCATTTGTTTCATGGAAATTTAAAAAATAGGAAATATGTTGAAAGACATGAAATATTAAATTTAAAAGAAGATATTTTAGATTTAATTTATAAAAATTCTGAAAATTTATTTCAATGGAAAAATCCTGAAATGTCTATCAAATTAAAAAATTATTTTATTTCAAGAAATGATGATGATGAAATTGTATTAACTTCTTAGACACTTCATTAATCTCGTATATGTTTATATTCAACATCATCTTCATCAAAGACTAGTATTTCATTACCATCAGTATCAAAATATTTTAATTCTTTATTTACCATTTGAATGTTTATTTTACCATTCCATCTTGTTTTTGTTACCCATTTTGTAGGAATACCATCACAGGTTCCTTCATATACAAAATGTTGAACATTATTAATCTTGATTTCGTAAATTTTAGTAAGTTCCATTTTTTTGATTAAAAAGTATTTAAAAAGATTTCCGTTTTACTTCTGAGAAATAATCTTTAGAAGATCTTTAATTTCATAAAGTAGACATTTCATTTCCATGAAATCACTTTTAGTAATAGTTTCATGTGAATGTGTTTCTTTTGCAGGTTCCTTCTTTTCTTGATAAGTTTTTTTCTTTTCAAGATAATCTTCAATTTCTTTTTGAGTTATAGAAGTTATAGTTTGAATTTGCTCAAATGGTATTTGTTTTTCAACCATTTCAACAGCAATAGATTTAAGTCTGGATTTAATAGAACCAATAGTTCTTCCATGATCATTAGCAATATCTTGTAGAGAAATCTGTTGTGCAAGTTTTGATAGAATTTGTGTTTCTTCTTCGGATGTCCATGCTTCTCCAATTCTAGTTAGTCCAGTCTTTTCACGCATTTTAGTCCATAAATGAATATTTGACATCTTTTTTCTAACTATACGTAAATAAAAAGATTTCCGTTTTATACTTTTTTTACTAAAGAAATATAAACATGGATGATATTCCTCTTTCACAAACACTAATACCTCCAAGTTCACCACCACCTTCATATCCAAATGTACAACCTGCTTCATATGCAACACCTACTATGAGCCTTTCTCCTACACCTCCACAAACACCTCAACAACCTATTCTTCGAGGAATTACACGTAGACCTAAAAAACAACCTAATCCAAATCCTCAACAAATATCTGAAAAATTAGCAGCACTTGATGATGAAATTGTTGATGCTTTTTCCACACTTGTTGAATTAGTAGATATAGGAATTAAATTAGTTAGCAATAAAACTGAACAAAGATTTTTTTATGGTAGAATGCAAGAATTACGTGATGATTTTGATACATTAGTTATTATACGTGGTGGTCGTAAAACTCGTAAAACTGTTAGAAAAAATAAATCTAAACTTAAATAAAAAGATTTTTAAATTGAAACTCCAAATCTTAGAAATAAGATTCTTCGATAAAGTTCATTAATACTATTATATTCTTCTTTAAAATTATCAAATGGAATTATTATTTGTCTGATGTCACCATCATGAATAATAATTTCTTTTTTATCATGAGAAATAATTATGAAGCCACAGTTTGAACAACGACTTCCATACATTATACATTTTTCATTGACAAATAAATTTTTTCCAATAAACATTTTTTTGATTAAAAAGTAAATTAAAAAGATTTCCGTTTTAACTCCAATCAATAATAATAAAGTCTTGATTGTGTCGGCTATCAATGAATGGTTTCATTCGTTCATCGATATCTGCAATATCATACAATTTTCCATCTTGGCTTTTAGAAAGGGTCTTGAATTCAACAATTGAATCTGGAAATAGACTTTGAAGTCTAGCCAAAATATCAGACATATTATTTCTGATATTTCTGTTGTGGCCTTTAATTCCACACGGTAGTCCAGTTTCTTCACGTGGATTTACAACGAGAACTTGTTGTTGAAATGATGTTTGAGTAGTAGTTCTTGCAGTTTGTTTAGCTGATGCATAAATTTGAGAAACATAGTGTTCTACATGTTTAATGTGAGTCTCTTCATCGGTCTGAGCCTTTAGTCCACGCAAATATGCACGAGATACAGGCTCCATCTTTTTTTCTTTTTGTTCTCAAAATTAAAAAGATTTCCGTTTTAGAGAGAATAACCTTTAACATGCGTTGAAGCATAACAGTTATTTGCATAATGTGAATCGCGTCCACATCTGTAACATCCAGATGTTTGAGAACATTTCTTTTCATGAACCATACATCCAAATCTTGTAGTGAATTGTCGATCACAATAATCACATTCCCAACATTCTTCAGTTTCTTCTGAACAATTTCTTGCAAAATGACCATATTTTTGGCATTTATAACATTTATCAGCATTACCCGTAATTTCTTTTTCAATTGATGAAACAAATTCTTCAGGTAGTTCGAGTTGTGTATATGAACCTCCACGGACATTTTGAATACCGTATTTTTTCATAAAATCTTTAGTTAAATTATTTTCATCATGTTGATTAGTAATAAGTTTTGTTTCAAGAATTTTTATAGGTTTATATTTTGTAGTCCATGAAGAACCTTTTCCATCTAAATGTTCTTGAAAACGTTTTGGGACATTAAATGATTTCCCAATATAATATTTATTTGAGGAAAGTTGTAATGCATAAATATATTCTGACATTTTTATTCATAAAAGAATTATAGTTAAGCGTTTTCCGTTTTACTTTCGTTTTAACATGAAAAATATATTTAATAAAATGCCATATGAAGAATGTCTTGAAAATGTGAAAAGCAAACTTGTTAAATTTACAGGAACACATATTAAAGAAAATCAAGAAAGTGCATGGTTTAGTATGTGGATAGATGTAGATTGTGGTCATGAGTTTGGTCATAAATATACTGAAACATTCAAGGAGTTTTTTGGAGATAACGTTACAAATGAAGATATTGATATAATTTTTACTACTGGAAACCAAATTGGATTTTTGCTTAGAGCACTCGTAAACTCAAAAGTTAGTCAATCAAAAATGATTAGAGTTGCTAAGATGTTTGTTGCAGCCCAAATTGAAGACTTTGGAAATTGGTGCGGAGATGTATGTATGAGAATGTCCGAAGATGAAGATGAAGACGTAGAAACTAACGATGAACCTAATCAACTTCTTTAACTGTAAAAAATTCTTCAGGAATAGTTTCCAATGGTCTTTTTAATTCTATTTGCATTTCTAATTCAGCTAAACGTTTTTTATGTAATTTAATTAATTGTTCAATTGCCCATAAATTTTCTAAGGCAATTTCTTTTGCTCTAGAAGATTCTGGTTTCATTTTATTTTTAATAGATAAAAAGTTCTTTTTAATGCATTTTCAAACATTTAATTACAACTTCAGTAAAATCATAATTTTCTTGAGCTAGCCAAGTGCCTTTTCTGTCTTCGTAATTACCGTCTTTCAGCTTAGGTTCTTCTAGCTTATCAAGAACTCCTTTGAGCTCTTCAATTGCAACGAGTAGATGATAATTTCTCAGTGTAAGTTCTTTGTCATAGCCATCTGGCTTTTCACTAGAATTCATAAGTCTAGAAAGTCTATCAACAGCTCCTTCATCTCTGAATTCAGCTGGATATTCGTAATGATCATAAATTTTTTCAATGAGAGTTTCAGTTTGTTTCTTAGTTAGTAGTCGTGTTTTAAATAGGACGTATTCGTTCAATGTAAACATATCAATCATTTTAACTAGATTTTTCTTAGTTTTTAGTTGTCTTTCTTTGAGTTCTTGAACTTCTTCTTTTAGATGATTAATTTCATTCTTGAAATAAACTGCATCTTCTTGAATCTGTTTGAAATTGTCAGCTACACGCTTAGTAAAACGTCTACAACAGAACATTCTTTATTTAAAAAAGGTTCACCGTTTTTAAATCATTCCATTTTCATAGAAAAACTTAAGAGTTTTCTTAAATTTTTCTGTAACTCTTTCTAGGTTTTAAATAACATATAGGTTCTACAATTTTTTTTAGAGGGTTTTTACATAAAGATCTTGTTTTATTTTTATGACATGTTATGCATAATACTTCAAGATTCCATCTAATAGTTCTTCCACCTGATTTCCATGGAATGATATGATTAGTTTCAGATTCTTTCCAATTAAGTTCAGATTTCAAACATGCTTTGTTAGCACATTTTCCTCCTTGTTCTCGAATAATTTGTCTTCGATACCATGGTGGAACGCTTCTAGTATTTAGAGTTACCATTTTTTATTAATTGCTTGTAATCTAAACATTCCGTTTTAATGTCCCATATTATCACCTTTTATACGACAATCTAAACCATTATCTCCTCTATAAGTTCCTGCAGGACATGGTGGAAGAACTTTAGAATCAGGAGCAAAATGTTCACGCGACATATACATTAAAACAACTAAGACTAGTAATCCCAACCCTAAAACATATTTTTGATTCATTTATTATTTAGCCATTTTTTTAAGTTGATGAACTAAGATATGAACAGCTACGAATACTACAGACTTTACTAGGGGTTGAGGAAGAGGACCAAGACGAGGAACCGTAAATAAGACATCATAAGCAATTAGGTAGAAAGTCACACCGGTTAAAACGTAATAGAGGAGAGTGGCAGAACTTTTAAGACCGAACATTTATTCTTAATACCCCATTTGTTTTTTTAATTGGCATCCAAGGAATCTATGAACGACGGCGAACAATATGGCATGGACTAAAAGTTTAGTTTCAGTGGATCCACCTTGAGGTAAACTTAATATGACACCTGGAACTAATGCATAAAATAATACAGCATTAAATAACATCCATACTAAATGTTGTTGCATTTTTACTTTTCAGGAGGAGATTTTAATAAGTCTTTACCTCGAGGATCGGGTCGGCAAATTTTTTGTTTAGCATTTACTGGATCATCAACTTTAATATGACCAGGAGGACACATTTCACCATGATTATTATCAAAATATTCATAACCATAAGTATTCTGATACATATACATTACTACCGAAACTAGTAAGGAAAAGTATAATGCTTCCATCCATAATTTCTTATCTACGCGTTCACGGCAGCAATAATGACGAAATCCAACATACATAACTACAGAAATTAACATTGGCATTATATGACGCATCATTTATTTTTAAGACTTCATAAAAGTTCTTCGTATCCAATTACGATCTCGCTTAAAAGTTTTAGATTTTGTAGGTGCAGAATGTTTATCGTATACTGCAACAGCATTTAATTGACGAAAAGCTTTTAATGCACCTTCTTTTTTTACAAGTTTTCTTAATGTTCTACGACGAGTTTTTAAAGGTTTTTTTACCGAATATCCTGTAGATGATAAAAGACCTTTTTTTAAAGGACCTATACCATTTTTACGACCAGCACCACATTTAGATTCCATTTATATTTGACCAACATTATTCTTAGAACAAGGACATGGTTTTGGTTTTCCGGGTGTTAAAAAATAAGCTCCAACTACTATTATTATTAAAATTAATAACCACCACATTTAGTTTTAAAGTATGAATCTTTATTATATAAATCTACGATGGGAATACCATTTTTATTTGCTTCATTATTAAAACATCATCCAACGATCATAAAAACAAGACCTTCAGCAGATTATTTTGCTATTGATATGAATTGCCTAATACATAATTTCTTAAATCCTGAACATCCTATTGAATCAGTTATGTCAGGTTTGAAACAAATCTTTTTAGAAGTTCCTGTTGATTATAAACATGTATATATTGCATTTGATGGTTTAGTTCCTTTAGCAAAAATGGTTCAACAACGTTATCGTAGATTTCGTGAAGATAATGACGTATTTGATAAACGACAAATTTCTCCTGATACACCATATATGAGAAAATTAGAATCTAAAATTAAAGAAGAATTTCCTGAAATTAGAATATCAACTACACAAGAACCAGGTGAAGGTGAACATAAAATCTTCTTAGATTTGAATTTGCTAGAACTCCAAAATAAAAATGTAATTATTTATGGTCTGGATGCAGATTTAATTTTACTTTCTTTACAACGTCCAGAAAATATTTTTCTGATGCGTGATGGATATTTAGATATTCAAGAATTAAAGAAGGTTTTACCTATAAATCCTCAGCAATTTCTTTATTTATCAGTCTTATGTTTTGGTAATGATTTTATGCCAAATTTAGGTATGTTTTCTTTGAGAGAACATGGTTATGAAAGATGTCTTTCATTATATGAAAAATGTGGTAAACCGGATTTACGTAATGAAGTAGGACGACTTCTTTTTCTTTATGCTTGTGAACAAGAAGAAATTTCTACATTACAAAAAATTATTTCAAAACGAGGAAAATTTCATGAAAAGTTTTTTTCTGAACCTTTTTCTAGAAAATATAATTTACATATTTTAGATGGAGTTTTGAATCCTGAACCTGTCGTTGAAGCATTTTGGAAAACATTTGATTTCACTATTGAATACTTTTTAACAAATAAAGTAAAAAATTGGGAATGGTATTATCCTTATCCTGATGCTCCTTTAATTCAAGATATTATTTCTTTTGAGGAATCTATTTGTGAAATAAAAGATTTAACATTTAGAATATGTCATCAATTACAATTTATTTTACCTTCAAAAACATTAAAATTAATTGGACGTAGAGTAATTTTTAAAGATGAAATATATAGTGAAACAAGAGAACCATGGTTAAAAAAATATGATTGGGAAATGAAACCTAGAATTTCTTTACCATGGACATTAACCGAAATAAAACGGATTTCTTAATTTACATAAATCTTATCAAAAAATGTTAACAACATTTGTTCAACTTACTCTCCCAGACGGGAGGTTTAAAACGTTAGAATATCCAATAAATGAAATGGACAGAAAAGTTTCTAGGGCATTTCGCCACTGGAGATTGAATGGTCGTCCAATTGTAGAACAAGATATAAGACATCGCCAATCTGTAGTAAATTCAAATACTGGAACTTGTATGAGTTTCACTATTTATTTTACAGATAATTGGAATATGGATTTGAGAATTCGTTCATTTGATGAAAAATTCCCACAGTTTGAATTGGTATTTAAGTCCCATTCACATGAGAAAATTGAGGAGCTGCTCACTTATTACGGATATATTTATATGTCCGATTAGAATTGTAATCTCCCATTTTTAAATCCACCTATTCGTTTTCTAGTTTGAAATACTGGTGTTTTTTCTTCAATAGATAATAGAACATTATCTTCAAACGTATAATCCCAATCTATACTTCTTTTATTTAAATATTCATTATTAATTCTAAATAATTCTTGTATTTTTTTCCGAATACCGTATCCATCAGCAGTAAGTTCTTTATTCCAATTATTTTGTAAATATGTTAAATATACATTTCGTATCGATTCTAATGATGAATAAGCATTTGCATTTTTCAGTGTTGTTATACAGTCTTTAACAGTTTTTAAGATAGGTTTATCTAATTTTTTATTTACACTATTATGTGCTCGAAATACAAATAACATAAATTCTCGTTTTGAATTTAAATATCCTGGATTCCATGCAACATATTTCTTTTTCATTGTTATAAAATGAGTTTTACACGTAAAACAAGAAATTGTATCTGCAAATAAACTAACAAATTGTTCCATTAATAATTTTTCAGATTCTACCGGATATTCCGGATATAACATACTTGCCGAATGTAAAGTCATCCAACCTAATGGTCCCCAATAAGAAGTCATTCTCAATTTATATTAGAATTGGAAACAAAACCAGAAGAAACGGCAGCACTTAATATTTGCCGTTGTATTTCTGGAGGCATATTCGTATTTTTTACAAGACCTGCATTTTTAGTAATTTCAGAAACTTTCTGATCAGATAAACCACCTATTTTCTTCTTTAATGTTTTATCATGTTTGCGGTGACCTTTAGATGTTAAAAGTCTAATTGTATGTTTTCTTGTGCTTGAAGGATCGCGAACACCTCTTAATTTAATTTTTGAAGTCTTTTTCAAGATACTTTTTAAAGGTTTTTTCTTAATCTCAACTTTTGCTTCTTCTCCCATTTTATGAATAGTTATCTTGTCCATTTCCTTTATTAAAAATGGATATATAAGATTTACTTGAACGCAAACTAAACAAAATACTATGGATTGGGATGCAATTAAATCCTTTTACGAAATTAATAGCGTCCAAAAACTAGTAGAACACCAACTAGAATCATTTGAAGATTTTATCAAATATAAAATTCCCCTAATTATTCAGTCTACAGCACCTATAGTTGTATGGCACGAACAAGATCCTGAAACTAAAAAATATAAATATGAATTCAGAATGACTTTTGAAAATGTAACATATATGAAACCAAGAATTCAAGAAGCTACAGGACGTATTAAACCAATGTTTCCTCAAGAAGCTAGACTAAGAAATTTTACATATGCTGCACAAATGTTTGTAGATGTTAGATTCATTGTTAGAACTTATTCAGGTGAACAACTTATGGATAAACATGAAGAAACTAAATTATTTGAAGGTATTTCTCTAGGAAAAATCCCAGTAATGTTAGGTTCTTCTCTATGTCTAATGAAAGATTATCCTATGTCTCTTGAAGAAATGGGTGAATGTCCAAATGATCCTCTTGGTTATTTCATTATTCATGGATCTGAACGAACTATTCTTTCACAAGAAAAAGTTGCAGATAATAGAATTATGGTATTTACATCTAAAAAAACAGCAGCAAGATATACTCATTCTGTAGAATTCAAATCTCTACATGAATCATTTACTATGCCTCCTAAAAAACTAGAAATCAGATTAACAACTAAATTTAATGGTTATGGTCTACCTCTAACTGTATGTTTTCCTAGATTTAGAGAAGATATTCCTTTAATTGTTATATTTCGAGCACTTGGACTAGAATCAGATAAAGAAATTTGTGAACTAGTTTGGGGAACTCAAACAGAATATTATGAATATTTAGTAGCTTCATTTAGTGAATGTGCTGATCTAAGAATTTATACTAGAGATGATGCCCTAGAATATTTATCTCATCATCTTCAATATGGAACAGCTCTTGAAGATAAAAAAGCTTATGCAAAATCTCTTCTAGAAACTGAACTTCTTCCACATGTTAAATTTGCAGGTGATCAAAGTTCACAAAGTATTTTGGAATCTAGAAAATGTGTTTTGATTTCTCTAATGATTCAAAGACTTATTATGACAATTGAAGAAAAAATTAAACCCGATGATCGTGATGCTTATCCCAATAAACGTGTAGTTACTACAGGTGCTTTGCTAACACATTTGTTTCGTCAACTCTTTCAAAAGGTATGTAAAGATTTTCGTGGCAAATTTGTTCATGAAGTTAATATTGATACATGGAAAAAGAATGGTAAACCTCTAGATGTCCTAAATATAAATAATCTATATAAAATTTTGAAAGTTTCAACTATTGAAGCTAAATTGAAACAAGCTTTGGCTACTGGAAATTTTACAGTTCAAGGTGTTGGACCTACTACAGGTTCAACTGCTACTAAAGTAGGAGTTTCACAAGTTCTTAATAGATTGTCTTATCTTGCTACTGTCTCACATCTAAGAAGAATTCAAACTCCAGTAGAAAAATCTGGAAAACTTCTTGCACCACGTAAACTACATGGAACTTCATATGGGTATGTATGTCCAGTAGAAACTCCAGAAGGACATTCAGTAGGTATTGTAAAATCTCTATCTATGTTGACCTCAGTTTCTCAGCATACCCCATCACTAGTTGTTTTAAAAGTATTAGATGAAGAAATTGAATGGATTACAACAACTAGAATTCCTGATGGAACACTGGTTTCAGTTAATGGAGTTACTATTGGAACTACTCAAGAACCTGAAAAACTATTTAGAAAATTGAAAGAAGCTAAACAAAAATTTATTTTACATCCACATTCTAGTATTGTATGGAATATATTAAAAAATAATATTTCAGTTGAAACTGATGGTGGAAGATTAACTAGACCTCTATTTAGAGTTCAAGATGGAAAAATTCTTCCTCCGCCTGAGAAATCTGATTGGGATTCATGGGTTCATCATAATATTGAATATATTGATCCTGCAGAATCAGATACTGTTCTAGTAGCAATGTTTGATAAAGAATTGAAAAAAGAACATACGCATTGTGAAATTCATCCTGCTTTGATGCTTGGACATATGGCTTCAACAATTCCAATGTCAGATCATAATCAATCACCAAGAAATACTTATCAATCTGCTATGGGTAAACAAGCTATTGGATTATATGCAAAGAATTATGCTTCACGACTAGATAAAAATGGTTATGTTCTTTGTTCACCTATGCGTCCTATTGTAGAAACTAGAATGATGAATGCAATGAAAATTCAAGAAATGCCTTTTGGATTTAATGCTATTGTTGCTATTGGAATCTACGGTGGATATAATCAAGAAGATTCAGTTATTTTGAATAAAGGTGCTTTGGATCGTGGTCTATTTAGATCTCTATATTATACAATTTATAAAGATGAAGAACATAGAAATGTAGCATCAGGAAAAGAAGAGAAATTTTCTAAACCACGTAAAGAAAATACACGTGGGTTTAAGAATTCATCTTATCATGCAATTCAAGAAAATGGTATGCCAGCTCTAAATTCAATCATAAAAGAAAATGATATTATTATTGGAAAAGTTACTAATTTGAAAGGTGATTTGCACGGATATCAATTTCGTGATTCTTCAACTACACATAAAAATTCCGAAGATTGTCGTGTAGACGGTGTTTGGCAAGATAAGAATTCAGATGGTTATCCATTTATTAAAACACGTGTAGTATCTGAACGTATTCCTGAAATTGGTGATAAGTTCTCATCAAGACATGGGCAAAAAGGCACATGTGGTATTATTCTTCCTGAAGAAGATATGCCTGTAACTGCAAGTGGTTTGAGACCTGATCTAATTATGAATCCTCATGCAGTTCCTTCACGTATGACTATTGCACAATTAATGGAAACTATGTTTGGAAAAGTTTGCACAGATACTGGGAATTTAGGTGATGGAACTCCATATACTCATTTGAAAATTGAAGATTTGAGAGAACATATGCTCAAACTTGGTATGCATCCATATGGAAATGAAATTCTGTATAATGGTCAGACCGGTGAAATGATGGAAGCTGAAATCTTTATGGGACCTACATTCTATCAAAGATTGAAACATATGGTTCGTGATAAAACTCATTCAAGATCTCGTGGTCCTATTGTTTCTCTAACTCGTCAACCTTGTGAAGGTAGAGCTAGAGATGGTGGACTTCGTGTAGGAGAAATGGAACGCGATTGTATGTTGTCGCACGGCACAGCAATGTTTACAAAAGAAAGATTGATGGATGTGAGTGACCCATTTAGTACAGGATTTTGTAAAAATTGTGGTGTTTTGGCTGTAGTTAATAGAGAAGCTTCACTATATGAATGTGGAACTTGTGGAGTTCAAACTGAATTTGAAATGAAAACTATTCCTTATGCTATGAAATTGTGGACACAAGAATTAGAAGCTATGCATATTGTGCCTCGTCTAGTATTTGGTTAATGTAATATTAATGTAATATAAAATGTTATTATTTGATATTGGTGCTAATATTGGAATGTGGGCATTACATAATTATACACCTGAAACAAAAATTATTTCTGTAGAAGCATCTCCAACAACATTTCAAGCATTAACGAAAAACATTAGTTCAAAAAATATTGTTACCTTACATTATGCTGTAACATCATCTACAAACAATACAGAAACTTTCTGTGAATGTTCTACAAGTGTTATTTCAACTCTAGATGAATCTTGGTTAAATGATCCTACATCAAGATTTTTTAATCAATATTCTTATAAAAAAATTCAAGTTCCAACTATAACTATTGACAAATTAATTTTGGATTACGGTGTTCCAGATATTTTAAAAGTAGATGTTGAAGGTGCAGAAAATATTGTTTTAAAATCATTAACTCAGCCTGCAAAAACTATATGTTTTGAATGGGCATCTGAATGGAATGAAAAAACATTTGATGCTATAAATCATCTTGAAAAACTAGGATATCAAAAATTTCATATTCAAAATCAAGATAATTATACTTATCGTCCACATACATATGAATATAACAAAGAAGAACTTATAGCAAAACTTAGACTTACAAAACTAAAACAAGATTGGGGGATGATTTGGTGTATTCTTTAAAATTTAATAATTATTATTGGGATTTATATGGAAACATTATTATATCTATAAATGCTAATTGATATTGAAAAAGTTAAATCTTTAATGAAAAAAAAAAATTACTGGAATTCTTCATGTTGGTGCACATGAATGTGAAGAAAAACATGCATATAATACAGTTTTAAATATTGAAGATTCCAATATTATATGGGTAGACGCAAATGACCAACTAATACAAAAAAATAAATTGAAAGGTATTCCAAATTGTTATACTGCTGTATTAGATGAAACTGAAAGAACCACTACATTTAATGTAACAAATAATGGTCAATCTTCAAGTATATTGGAATTTGGAACACATGCAACAAATTACGGATGGTGTAAAGTTATTGAAAAAAGAGAAATTCAAACACAGACTCTATCGAACTTTTTTTTACGCAATAATTTAAATCCTAAACAATATAATTTTTGGAATTTTGATATTCAAGGTGTAGAACTACAAGTTTTAAAAGGATCTCAAGAATTACTTCAATATGCAGATGCTATTTATACAGAAGTTAATACGGAAGAAGTCTATAAACAATGTGGACAATTGCATGAAATTGATACTCTTTTAGAAAAACACGGCCTAAACAGAATTGAATTAGAAATGACATCAGAAGGATGGGGTGATGCTCTTTATGTGAGAATACCTAAACCTAAACATCCACCAGCAAATTCTTTTGAAGTTGATGGTAGATTATGTAATCATTTATTTCGTAATGTTGTAGTAAGTGAATTGTGTAAAAAAAATAACTTATTTTATGAATATTCTTATTCAAACCAACTTATTGAATTAGGTATACCCTTATTTGTTGGAACGCAAAAATATGATGAAACTCTACTATTGAATGATGAAAATATTTTGGAATTGATGAATTCTAAGGTAGAACAGAATATTTTATTTGAGCATAAAGATATTTATTTTCAAACGAGAGAAATATCACAATTTGTATACAATTATTTGCATTCAATTAAACATTTAATTATTCAGCAGAATGAATTTAAACTGAGATATCAAACAAATAACGATTGTTTTATACATGTAAGATTAGGTGATATTCCCCATTATAATCCTGGAATACAATATTATCTAAAAGCATTAGAAAATATTAAATATGATACATTGTATGTGACATCAGATTCACCAGATCATCAAATAATAAAACAATTAATGGAAATTCCAAATTCAAACTTTTATTTTTCAAATGAAGTTAAAACGTTACATTTTGGATCAACTTGTAAACACATTATTTTATCACATGGTTCATTTTCTGCTAGTTTAGGATATTTAGGATTCTATTCAAATATATATTATCCATCATTTGAAGCTATGAAAAAATGGCATGGTGATATTTTTTCATTTTCAGATTGGAACTGTATTAGTTTTCTCTAATACGAATACACAAATTCCATTATGCCATAATAATTGTATTGGAGAACCAAGAAGAGGATGATTATTATTAGAAGTAGTTTTATTTTCTAACCAAAAAAGTGTTTTTAAACCTAAATCTTTAATTGCATTCAGAGTTCCATCTCTAACGCATTTCCAATTCCAATCATCTACAATAAAAATAAATTTTTCATCCAAACAATCAATATAATGAGTTAAAGCTTTATAATGACAAATTTCTTTATGATCACCATCATATAAATAAATATTAAATTTTGGAAGTTTAGAAACGTCTACGGTAAAACAATCTTGTTCAATAAATGAAGCATTGTTTTGTCCTTTAAATTTTTCAAAATTTTGTAGAAATTCTTGTTTTGGTCCATTAAATTCTGCCCAATTATCAATACATATAACTTTAGCATTATTTCCATACATTGCTGAACATACAGATGAACCTTTCCATGTTCCAATTTCCAAATATCTTGCATCTGGAATATTTAAAATATTATTATAAAAATGTCTTGTTCTACTTCCTGACATTCCTTGCATAGATAAGATTTCAGAAGAACATTTTGATTTATCTTTTTGCGCAAGATCGAAAGATCGTTGAATATGTTCAGCATAATCCATTTATGTATGTTCTGCACTTTCACCTCCTGAAATTAAACGTGGATTAATATACATTCGCAATCCTTGATTAAATGAAACATGTTCACATGTATCTCCAATATATCTACGTCCTTTTATAGAAGCTGTTTTATATATTGCAAGACCACCAAATGCAGATTCAACTAAAATCCATGGCATAGTTTCAGGATACACTTTTTGATGATCGTAAACATATTTTTGCCTTTGATCAGTATACCTAAATCCATCATGATTTAAAATTAAATTTGTTTTATGTTTAGCAGCCATTTCCCAACAATCATATGTAATACCAAGAACTTTTGAACGTAAAGCCCAAATATCATAATATTTTCCACGACGATTAGATCCTAAAGCATTCCAATCATTTCTAGAAAAACAACTAGCTAATTGTTCTTTAAAATTATCTTCAATTCCTAAAGCATCATCTAAATCTAACATTATCATTTCAGAAAATTCAGAAAAATAAGGTTCAGCTAATTCCATATATTTATTACGACAAATACCAATTCTTTTTGGTCTTAAAGGTTCTGTTAAATTGCCTAAAGATACAACAGTTCTACGAGAATCTTTTGCAGCCCATTTTTGAAGAAGATCTAAGGTATTATCTTGAGAATTAGATTCAATAATGAAACATTTATATGTGGGTAAAGAATCAAATATAATTTGAAGAGATTTTTCAGTTGATTCCCAAAATTGAGAAATATTTCGTGCACATCCCGCAATAATCATTTATATATATTAAGTTTTTAAATGTAAATGTCAAATCTGTTTAAAACAGAATGGGGAACTATTGAAATGCCTTCAAATGAAGTATATATTTCAATGCCTTTTAAAGAAAGAAGTTATTGGGATATTGATACTTTATTAAAATTAGAACAATATATTCCAAAAAATAAGAATATTCTAGAAATTGGTGGACATGTTGGAACATCTACAGTAGTATATGCTTCTTTTTTAAATAAAGATTGTAAATATTGGGTATTTGAACCACAAACAAAAATGTTCTCATATCTTCAAAAAAATATCATACATAATAATTTAGAAAAAATTGTAAAAGCTATTCATGGAAGTGCTTTTTGTTATACTGGAAAAATGAATATGAATTCTACACCAGTTGATGGTCCAAATGCAAATTTACCTCTAAATTTTTTAACTCAAAGAAATATGGCAGTTAATTATGGTGGCCTTACAGTTGGAAAAAATGGTGAACAAATTAATTGTTATAAATTGGATGAATATTCTGAATTAGATAATATTGGATTTATTCATTGTGATGCACAAGGCTCTGAACCATTTTTATTTTATGGAGCACAAGAAGTTGTGCGCAAAAACCGGCCAGTAATTTTATATGAAGACAAAACATTAGGAGCTGGACCACAATTACATCAAAATGTTTGTAGAAGTTATCCTGAATATTCTCAATATTCCACATTTGACATTTCAAATTTTTGTCTAAATGAATTAGGATATACTGAAATTATAAGAAAATTTAATAATTCTGAAGATAATTTACTTATTCCTTAAACCTTTTAAACCAATAATCTAAATTAAGTTTTTCTATTTCGGAATAATCTGGTTGAAAAGTATCTAGAAGGTTTTGTGTTACATCTGACCAATTTTGAACAATTAATACAGGTAGTCTTTTAAATAAAGAATCTAATGGAGATGTTTTTACAATTGGGATACATCCAAGACAAATAGCTTCCCATGTTCTATGACAATCTAAGCCATTACCATGTGGAGAAATAACATATTTATATGAACTCATTAATTCCCATGTTTCTTCAGACGAGATTTTTATCGTTTGATAATCAATTAAATTTGTAGGAATTGATTTGATTGCATCAATTCTATCTTGTGCATAACGTGTATTAAGAAGAAAATGAAAATTTGAAAAACATTTATTTTTTTTAATTGTTTTTTTAATTTTTAAGTTATTTAGTAAATTTTCATAATATTGTATATTTTTTTGTAAAGGAGACCAACCTTGTGTTGGATTAAATATCACATGAAAATATAATCCAATAGGCAATTGCTTTAATTTATCAGAAGGTTCAGTGCAATTTTGTGAATACCACTTTATTAGTAAAGGATTTTCTAGAATTATTAAAGCTTCTTGACGAACATCTTGAGGAACTGTAGTATCTGAATCTCCTGAAAGTAAAATAAAAGGAAATTTTATATGAGGTAAATAATTCTGTAAAAAATTTCTCAAAGCAGTCGGATGAATATAAATAGTTTCTCCTTCTTTTGTTGGAAATGTTGTAGGAATTCTACGCGATTCAGATTCAGGATTTTCTATATGATGATCGCACATAAAAAGAAATGAACGAGATGCAATCATTTACTTATTCTTACTTAAAAATAAGTAAATGCTTCTTATAAAATTTCCTTCAAGATCAAGACCAGAAAAACTTTTACATGCATATGAAACATATATTTCTTTAGCTAAAAGTCCAGAAAAAATTAAAACTATTATTTCTTTAGATTCAGATGATCAAACTGCTACTACAGAACTTTTTGATAAATTAATGAAAATTCATCCTGCAACAACAATTTGTATTGGAGAATCTCTTGGAAAAATTGGAGCAGTAAATCGTGATATGGAATATGCAGGTGAATATGATATTTTATTACTAGCTTCTGATGATATGATTCCTGAATATCCTGGTTATGATTATATTTTAAGAGAAAAAATGTCTGAACATTTTCCGGATACAGATGGTGTTCTATGGTTTAATGATGGATTTCAAAAACATAATTTAAATACTTTATGTATTCTTGGAAAAAAATATTATGAACGGTTTGGATACATTTATCATCCGGAATATAAATCTCTTTGGTGTGATAATGAATTTACTATAGTTGCTAATAATTTACGCCGACAAATTTATTTTGATACAGTTATTATTAGACATGTTCATCCTATAATAACTAAAACAGGATCAGATAATTTATATCTTGAGAATGAAAAGTATTTTAATCAAGATAGAGAAACGTTTATGAAACGAAGTTTAAATAACTTTCTTTAAGTAAATGAATGAATATTTATTAGAATATATGGGGTCATTAGTTATATGTTACGTTCTAGTTTTTTCTCATGAAAATCCTATCTTAGTTGGTCTTGCACATACTGCTGTTTTATATATTGCAAGATCTTCTGAATTACATGGACATTTTACACCTATTAGTGTTATTGCTGAATTCCTTTTAGGTAGATTACAACTATTAGAATCTTCATTACTAATTGCTACACATATTTTAGCTGCTTTTTCAATAGTATTAATTTATCAACAAAAGACTTTAATGTAATTAACTTTTAAATAATAAATGCTACATATTTATACTCCTAATCCTCAAATCAAAGTTATGCTATATGAACAAATTCTGAAACATCGTTTTACTGATTCAGGATTTGACATTCCTATGGCTCCAAGAGTATTAAATGCAGTAGAACAACTTACATTTAATTTTGAAGTTTATATTGCTGCCACAGATTCTCATGGAAATCCTCTTCCGTGCATTCTTCTTCCACGTTCATCTATTTCTTCAACTCCGTTTCGTCTAGCTAATTCTATTGGTCTTATTGATGCAGGATATCGTGGTGAAGTAAAAGCTAAAGCGGATGTTATGTATTTTACTGAAAATTATGAAATTACAGAAAAAACTCGTTTATTTCAACTATGTCAACATTCTTGTCTTCCATGGGAAAATATTATTTTGGTAGATTCTCTAGATGATCTTCCTAAGGCTCCAGATAATCGTGGTTCTGGTGGCTTTGGTTCTACAGGGTAAGTAAAGATATAGAATCATGGAAAATTGCTACCCAATATGCATCTTTTAATGCCCAGTTAAACCCCCAAACTAGACTTACAAAAATAACCATTGAACGCAAAAAAATTATAAGAATCGGATTCATTTACATATATACTACCTATTTTAGATTATAAATAATACAATTTTTGTTATAATCTAAAATTTTTATTTTGTCATTATAAAGAGAGACGAGCTCGTTGAAGAAGGACAAAAAAATAATCTCGCATAGTAGTATAACAACATGGGTGGTAAAATAACTGCTACCAAGAGTAATGTCTAAATACATTGCTAGTCCGATGACACTTCGGGGCAACACCGTCAAATTGCGGGAAACTCCTGCTAGGTTACAACTACCGTCCTATCCTCGAAAGAGCATATTCGGACACCACAGGGAAACTTGTTGGGTATGGTAATAATGTTGTAAATAGGGACAATCCGCAGCCAAGTTCTTGAGGAATTTTTCCTTGTGAATGCAGTTCAGAGACTAAATGTCGGTGGGCGAAAGCTTAAAATATAGTCCGTCCACTCTGAAAAGAGACTATCAAGAGGAATTTTAACATGTTGTCATCCATGTTAAGAAGAGAGCTTGATACAAGGAGTAGAGGCAACTCTACTCCTTGGGATTCTTGGGTTTAATGCAACTTGTATCTTATGGTGCACAAGACATCTACATTTCCGGTAATCCCCAGATTACTTTCTGGAAAATTCTCTATAAACGTCACACTAACTTTGCCATGGAATCTATTGAAGTAACTTTCAACGGTCAAGCTGATTTCGGCAAGCGTGTAACTGCAGTAATTAATCGTAATGCTGATTTAATGTACAAGACCTACCTTGCTGTAGTTCTTCCTCAAGTAGAAGTAGGTGGAACTAATACTCTTAAGTCCGGAACCGCTGATTGCTCTGCTTTCCGTTGGGTAAATTACATTGGTCACAGATTAATCAAACAAATTGAACTTGAAATTGGTGGTCAACGTATTGATCGTCAATATGGTGATTGGATGCAAATCTGGACTCAATTATCTACGGAAGCTGGTGTAGTAAAGTCCTTAGATTCTCTTCTTGGTAACACTCACGATTTAGTTCTTCTTAAACAAGCTGGTGCTCTTGCTTTAGATGGAACTTGCGCTGGTTCTGAAACCACCGTTTCTTGTTTGTCTCGTGCTGGAACTCCCATGAAGACTCTTTATGTTCCTCTTCAATTCTGGTTCTGCCGTAACCCTGGTCTTGCAATTCCTTTAATTGCTCTTCAATACCACGAAGTTCGTATTAACGTAGATTTCGAAATCTGGGAAAACTGCGTGTATGCTGAAACTACTGATGGTAATGCAGAACGCCCTAACGCTCTTTCTTTAGCTGCTGCATCTATTTACATTGATTACGTATATCTTGACACGGAAGAACGTCGTCGTTTTGCTCAACAATCTCATGAATATTTAATTGAACAAGTTCAATATACTGGTGCTGAGTCCATTACTTCTTCTTCTAACAAGATTCAACTCAATTTCAATCACCCTGTAAAGGAACTTCAATGGGTAGTTCAACGCGATTCCTTCGTAGATTGCTCATTCCAAGATTGGATTTCTACTGTAGGTGGTCAACAGCCCTTCAACTACTCTGATGACTTCTCCACGGAAGGTATCATTATGTCTCTCTTAGCTACTGGTAGCAGTGTAACTTCTCCTCAAGCAACCATGCTTCTTGGTAACCAAGGAACTCAAGGTGCTTCTGGTTTGTTCGCATCTGGAACTACCGCCTTACCTGGTCAACTAGCATCTTCTGGTGGTGCTGGTCAAAATGCTGGTTTCGATACTGGTGTAAATTACTTACTTGCCAAAGTAATTTTAGATTCCGGTATTCGTTGCGAAGGCAAGAACCCTGTAGAAGTTGCCAAACTCCAATTAAACGGCCAAGATCGTTTCACGGAACGCGAAGGTTCTTATTTCGACAAGGTTCAACCTTACCAACATCACTCTCGTTGCCCTTCTACTGGTATCAACGTATACTCATTTGCTCTCCGCCCTGAAGAACACCAACCTTCTGGATCTTGTAACTTTTCTCGTATTGACAAGGCCACTCTTCAACTCTCCGTATCTCTCAACACCGTAATTGGTGCACGCACTGCTCAAGTCCGAGTATACGCACTAAACTACAACGTTCTCCGTGTAATGTCCGGCATGGGCGGTTTAGCTTATTCCAACTAGTAAGTCACCCAGTAATTTACACAGTAGCAATTATACTATAATAAAAATGGAAAACAATAATAACCAAAAATATGAGACACAAAATATGGATCATATTCCTGGTGAAAATGAAGGTAGAAAAAGAAAACTTGGAGGAGGAGTGAAAGGAATTCCTATAATTTATAATGAAATTGATGATTACATTGAAGCAACCGTAACTTCAAAAGGAACTCATGTAAAATTTAAAGTTGATAAAGATGATTTAGAGAGAGTTAAAGCAAGACAATGGCATAGTGCATCAAACGGTTATTATATAGCCTGTCAAACAATAATAAATGGAGAAACAAAAATGATATATCTCCATAATTTTATTATGAATAATGTTGTATTTCCTGGAAAAGGAGCAAAAATGTCGATTGATCATATTAATAGAGATGGTCTTGATAATCGTAAAGAAAATTTGAGACTTGTAACACAATCACAACAAAATTTAAATAAAAACCCAAAAGCTAGAACTGCAAAATTACCAGAAGGTATTCCTGAATTGCCAACACATATTTGGTATATTAAAGCTAATGGTGGACATGGAGATAGATTTGGAATTGATTTGAAAACTGAGAAAATTAAATGGAAAGGAACATCATCAAAGAAAGTTTCTATTCAAAAAAAATTAAAAGAAGCAATTGAAGAGTTGACACGCTTATATGAAATTTATCCCCATCTTAAAAAAGATTTGAGTAAATTTATAATTTAATTTTTATAAAAATTTATAACTATCTGGTTTAGAGTTTTCTGCGCTTGGTATTAATTCTGCATAAATCAATGTTTTTACTGTTTGTTTAAATAAACTAAATTTTTGTGCTAAAACAGTTGGACGAATACCTAAACCTTCATATTTATCATGATAAGAATCAGTATAATTACGTTTTTCAGATAAATGATTATGAAATATTTGTATTGATAACGATGGATTAGATACTATAAGTCCAGATCTATGCAAACATAATGAAAATCTATTTTCACAACCTGGAATACCCATTAAAATATCTGAACAATTTTGTATAGGATTTAATGGTTTATAAATTATCCATGCATCTTGACTAACTGCTGCAAGTCCTTCTTCATAAAAAGCACATTTCCATTCGTTTAAAGGTAAACTATAATCATTTAATAATTGATATCTTGTTAAACAATATGCAGAATTTTGAGGCATTTTTTTAATTAAATGTGAAATATTATATTGTAAAACAATATCTGAATTTATTAAAATATTTATATTATTAAAATCATACAAATCTAAAAAAGTTTGATATGATGGTCTTTTTTCTATAGGTATACACTTAAGTTTAGGATGTTCATAAATAAAGGGAATCTCACATAATAAATTAAATTGTGTAATAAGAGGATTTTTTAAATTTAATTCAATAGATCTCAAAACTTCTTTTCTATGTTCTTCCTCAATATTATACCATGATGTCCATAAAAACATTTTATTTTAAAACAATAATATAAAATGCCATCACAAACTTTAAAAAAAGGTTCAAGACGTATGGTATGGAATGGTTCTGCAGAGAAAACTCCTGGTGGTTTGACTAAAGATGATCTAATGAAAAATAAGTATGGACGTATTGTTTCTGTTAAACGTCATACAACAATGAAAAATCGTAAATAGTTTGGATTTCCAAGTTAATTTAGTTTAGTTCGTAATGATATTGTATAGATTCTGAATGATATTCACATATTTTATCATCTTTGTGAAAAGTTCTACTTAATACAATTTTGCTATATTCTTCTTTGTATTTTTTATATAACTCTTTGTATATCTTGATATATTCTTTTCCATAATGAAACGTGTAATAATCTAGATAATCTTCAGTTGTATCTTTAAAAGCTAGCAATTCGGCAATGTTATTTGCTTGTATATGTGCTTCTGAATGTGCTTTTGGATGAGCATATTTAGTATATAATTCATTTTCTGCTTCAATGCAGATTACACATTCAGTTGGTAGGTTGCTTGTTTCTCTATCATACCACATTTCATCTCCAATATTTACATATCTATTACCATAAAAGTCATAATCTTTAAAAGGCCATGGCATTTTTTTTAGTGTGAAATATTAAATTTAAGATTTCCGTTTTGCGTTTTTGAAACTTACATGAACAACTCCTTTTAAAATAAAAATGTTAGCAGTTGAAGCAAAAACTGTTCAAACTGGTGCTATCCGAACTTTAGTTGAAGCTCTACGTTCTATTCTTGTAGAAATGTCTTTGATTTTTGATAAAGATGGTATTCGTATGATTGCTATGGATAATACTAGAACTGTATTAGTTCATTTGATTTTACATGCAGATAAGTTTGAAAAATATTCATATAATAAAAATACACCTAAATTTATTATTGGTATTAATACTGATCATTTACATAGAATTATTAGAACTGCAGTTAATGATGATACAATAACGTTTCAAGTTGATCAAGATGATTTGAATTCATTATGTATTATTATGGAAAATTCTGAAAAGAAACAAGTTCATAAATATAAGTTGAATTTACTTGACAGAGATGAACCTGCAATTAAACTTCCTGATACGGAGTTCAGTACTAGAATTATGATGCCTTCAATGGATTTTCAAAAGTTATGTAGAGATATGACTCTGCTTTCCGCTAAAACTGTTGAAATTACTAATGTTGGTTCTTCATTAACTTTTTCATGTAAAGGACATTTTGCTTCAAGAACTACTACTATGGGTGATGGTGAATCTGAATTTAATATTACTAAACATACGGGTGATGAAATTGTTTCTGGAAACTTTTCATTAATGCATTTAGGTCTTTTTACTAAATGCACAAACTTATGTAACAACTTAGAAATTCATATGAAGAATGGATGGTTCATAATGTTTAGATACGTTGTTGCAAATCTTGGAGAAATAAAATTATGCTTGATGCCATGCACGGCGTAAATTTAGCTAATAATTCAAGACCAAAACACCATACTGCTACAGATTCAATAAGAACCATTGAACCTAATAATTTATCTTGATGTATTCCAAAGAAATTTGCTAAAAGTTCATTTAAAATATAATCAGATGGAGGTTGTCCTGAAAATCTGCGTTCAGTATAAGTAAACATACACACATTTAAAAATAAATGTTGA